AGGGCTCCGGACCAAGCCCGGACCAGGTGACGCCTCGGCCGCGTGACGCGTCGCGGGCATGGGCCTCGGCCCTGACGCCGTCGAAGGCCAATTCCTGGGCGATGAAAGAAGAAAGGTCGAGTTCGCTCACCCGAAGAATGTATCAAACATACAGAAAATATGCAACCGCAATCTGAGCGCCGGCGAGGAATCAGCCTCCAAATCGAATCACCTTGCGGGCCTGGTAGGGGGGGATGATTGCTGTGATGTGCGCCGCCCAACGTAGCTTGGCGTCGCGGCGGGTCGGGCCAGCGAGGCTCTCGAGGTCATAGCGATTCGGCGTCGCGCCGCGCAGGAGGCGCTTGATGAGCACCTCATCGGTGTCGACCTCGACCACCACCACGTGGCCGAGCATGTCCGGCGTCGGCGGGGTGCGCTGGTCCTCGAAATAGATCAACGCCCCGTCGTCGGCGACCCCACGCATCGAATGGCCGACCACGCGCAACGCCACCGCCCGCTCCGTTCCCCCTGGGGGAATCGGGGCCAGATCCCCCGCTTCCTGGCCCGTCGCGAACAGGACGCTCCCCTCGGGATTCGCGCCGACCCGGCCGATGATGTGGACGAAACCGCCCTCGGCCCCCGCGCGCATGGGGCCCGCGGCGTCGTAGAGCCATTCCGGGCGGACGTTGAAGGCTCCGGCGTATTCCTTGGCCTTGCGGTACGAGAACGGCGCGTTGCCGTTCTCGTTCGAGGCGTAGGTGTTCCGGTTCCAGCCGAAGGCGTCGGCCGCCGCGGCCGCCGTCTCGAAGCCGCTCTCTGTGCGGGCGTGCCGCAGACGTGCGGATCGATCGTCCATTCGCGCATCCCTGAATTGTCTTGGTCTGTACATATAATACAGATATTCGTTGCGCAATCCCTGTATCTAACCTACAGTGCGGCCATGCCCAGAACGGACGCACCCTCGATGACCGCCCCCGCTACACAGAGCGACTACGCGACTTTGCGCCAGGGAGGCGCGCCTCCGAACTCGGCGAGGGCGCAGCTTTCGATCCCTGCCCACAGAGCCGCGCGCCTGGAAGCCCATTTTCGGGCGCAAGCGGCGCGCGGCATGGGGGACGTCGAACAACCCAGATTCGCGCGCCACGAGCGGCACGTAGCCGCTGTGATGGCCCAAGGCGGCTTTCCCGCCTTGACGGAGAGACGCTGCGGCCGGGACGGCATGCGCGTCTGCCTGCCGCTGATCTGGCCGCGTCCGGCGGCGGACGCACGGACGGGCAAACGATGACCCGCGGCCTTGAGGACGCCGCCGCCCTAGTGGCTTGCGCCTTGCGCGAGCGGCCGCCGCGGGCGCGGCCGGTTTTCCTGCGCGAGTTGCTCGCACACGCAGCAGCGGGCCTCGTGGTGATCGAGGGCGACATAGCGGCTGGCGAGGCGATCTACCGGCTCGCCGACTCCGTCGTGGCGCGCGGCGGGCGCGACTGAACCTTTCCAACAATCGAGGAGGCGAATGCGATGGGACGCATCGTAGATCTGGCGCGCCGAGAGCGCGAGCGGCTGATGGCGATCGAGCGGCGTGAGGCCACCGCCACGGAAGAGCGGGCGGTGGCGGCCGGCGTGGCCGAGACGGTCGCCAACCTGGCCTGGAGTGGCTGGCGCGCAAGGGCCGGCTCACCGCCGCCCAGCGGCTGGCGGGCGAGCGTTACGGCGTCTGCTATCGCCGTGCGAAGCTGGAGGGAGCCATTCCCTCGAGCCTCGACGTCAAACCGCGGTCCGGCGCACCTGGCGGCGCGCCGCTGTCCGCCGTGCTGGCCCACGCGGAAGGCACGCGGCACGCCAGCGCGCGGCTGTCGCAATATCGTGGGCGGCTTTGGCGGCAACGCGATCTGGTGAGCGCCTGCGACCTCGTCTGCGGCGAGGAGCTTACGCCGCGCGAGGCGGTCTCGGGTGATCGCGACGCGGCGCGGCTCGAGGCTTTGCTCGTCGTCGCCCTGGACATCCTCTCGGCCGAGGCGCTCGCACGAAGTTCCTGATTTGTTCTTGACATCCGGCGGGAATTCGCTAGGATGTCCTTATTGGTGAAATCTGCGTCTGCGGCGCAGCGCGCACCTCGGATCCGGCGCTTCTGCGGAAGCGGCGGACGCAATCTTCGAACTCCTGCATCGCGGCGCATCGACGGTTTCGTGACCGTCGGCGGCTTTAAGCCGTCTCCGGCCGCGAACGAAGGCGACTCACGCCTGCCGGCGTATGCCGTTTCTCCGCTTGCTCCTCCCCCACGCGGGCTGGCGTGCGCGGTCTGGCGGCCCTTCGTCCAGGAAGTCCGAAGTCCGGCGACGAGGCGGCGCGCGGCCCAGGCCCCCCGCGCCCGGCTCCTCGACAGTGAACGCCCCGCGTGGGGCGTGAGCGGGCGCGGGGGTGTTCTCATCTTCGTCATCGACAGTGAGGTTTCATGAGCGCCGACGTTTTCGATGTCCGCCTTAATGCGCGCGCCTTGAGCGCCCTGGCTGTGGAAACACTCGGGAACATCATGCGCGGAACCGGCAGCGACGCAGCCCGGCTCGGCGCCGCGCGCGAGGTGCTGGACCGCGCCTATGGGAAATGCCGCGCCGCAGACGAAGGGCCGGGCGAGCCCTACACGGTGGTGATCCGCCAATTCGGGGACGGCTCGGACGACGAAGTTTGAGCGAGCCGGAGGAGGGCGACCGCGAGGGCCTTGAGCCTGGAACGCCTCGGACGCGCCGACGCCTCGAATTGCCGACCGTTTGGACGCCGCGGCCGTACCAGCTCAAGCTGTGGCGCTACCTGGCCGACGGCGGGCTGAGGGCGGACGTCGCGGCGCATCGGAGATGGGGCAAGGACGAGGTGGCGCTGAACTGGGCGGCGGTGGCTGCGGTCCAGCGGGTGGGCGGCTATTGGCACCTGTTGCCGGAGGCCTCGCAAGGCCGCAAGGCGATCTGGGACGCGGTCAATCCGCACACGGGCCGCCGGCGAATCGACGAGGCCTTTCCCGCCCAGCTGCGGGCGGCCACGCGCGACAGCGACATGATGATCCGGTTCCGCAACGGCTCAACCTGGCAAGTGTGCGGTTCGGACAACTACAACAGCCTCGTGGGCTCGCCACCGGTGGGCGTCGTCTTCTCCGAATGGGCGTTGGCCAAGCCGGACTGCTGGACCTACATCCGCCCAATCCTGGCGGAGAACGCCGGCTGGACGGTTTTCCTGTGGACGCCGCGAGGCCGCAACCATGCGGCGCGATCATTCGAGGCGCGCGCACTGGATCCGACCTGGTTCACCCTGCGCTCGCCGGCGACGGAGACGGACGTCTTCACGCCGGAGCAACTCGCCCGAGAGCGCGCCGAGCTGATCGCCGAGACCGGATCGGCGGAGGAGGGAGAGGCCAGATTCGCGAGCGAGTACCTGGTGGATTTCGATGCGGCGGCGCCCGGCGCCTACTACGCCAGCCTGCTGGCGGACGCGCAGCGCGAGGGGCGGATCTGCCGAGCGCCGCACGATCCGGCGCTGAAGGTGGACACCGCCTGGGACTTGGGCATCGACGACTACACGGCGATCTGGTTTTTCCAGCAGGCCGGGCGCGAGGTTCGCGCCATCGACTACTTCGAGACCGGCGGGGAGGGGCTGCAGTCCATCGTCCGCATGGCGATCGCCGGCAAGCCTTACGTTTACGGGGTCCACCATCTGCCGCATGACGTGATGATGCGCGAACTGGGCGCGGCGGGGCGTTCGCGATTCGAGACGCTCAGCGGGCTCGGCCTGCGACCGATCCACGTCGGGACCGCAGCGAACCCCGAGGAGCGGATCAACGCCTCGCGGCTAACCATCCCGATCACCTGGTTCGACGCCGAGCGCTGCGCCGTCGGCCTCGACCGGCTGCGGGCGTATCGGAAGCGCTGGAGCCTGGCGACGCGCAGCTACGTCGGCCCGCTGCATGACGCGGCGAGCCATGGCGCGGACGCCTTCGGGGAGTTTGCGGTGAACCGGCGCGGTGCGGTCGGGACGCGACAGGCAGCCGCTCGGCCCGGCGGCAGCTGGATGGGGTGATCGCCGCCGGTTCGCTCCGACCCCGCCACATGGAGTCTTCGCCGCCAGCGCGGCGCTGGTCAGTGGCGGCACCCTGTTGAGAACGACCCCGAAGACAACGCCGGCGCGCTGAGCGTTATCCGGGTTGCACGCGTCTGCGCGTTTCAATCGCTGGGGCGCAGCGGCGACCGCTGCGACGTCCGCATGCCCGGCGTCTCGCTGCGAGAGCAGTCGATGCTGAGAACCACAAAAGCCGAACGCTTTGCCTTCGCCGCTCACCCTGCGGGAGGGCTGGAGATGACATGACCCAGGACGACATCCTGAAGGAGGCCCGCGAGGCCTTCGCGCTTGCGGCCGACCACGAGGCGGAGAACCGGCGCGAGGCGCTGGACGACCTGCGCTTCGCCCGCCTGGGCGAGCAGTGGCCCGACCAGGTGCGGCGCGACCGGGAACTGGACGGGCGCCCGTGCCTGACCATCAACCGGTTGCCGGCCTTCATCCGCCAAGTGGTCAACGACGGGCGGCTGAACAAGCCGGCGATCGTCTGCCATCCGGTCGACGGAGACGCCGATCCTGAGACGGCGGAGGTGTTCAACGGGCTGATCCGCCACATCGAGCAATCCAGCGACGCAGAAGTGGCCTACGACACGGCGCTCGACTTCGCGGTCACCGGCGGGTTCGGCTATTTCCGGATCAACACCCGCTACGCGCGCGACGACGCTTTCGACCAGGACATCGTGATCGAGCGGGTCGCCAATCCCTTCTCGATCTACGGCGATCCGAGCTCGACGGCCGCGGACTCTTCGGACTGGAACACCGCCTTCGTAGTGGACAGCCTGCCCAGGGCGGAGTTCGAAGCGCGCTGGAAGGGCGCGGAGGCCGTGGATTGGGCCGCCGATTCGTATGCGGGGCTGCTGGGGCCGTGGCTGGACGGCGACCAGGTGATGGTCGCCGAATACTGGCGGCGCGAGGCCGTGGCCAAGACCATCCTGGCGCTTTCCGACGGGCAGGTCGTGGAACTCGGCGCCTACAAGAAGGAGAAGGCGCTGTTCGACCGGCTCGGGGTCAGCGTGATCGGCCGCCCGCGCGACGTGCAGGGGTGGAAGGTGACCCAGCAGATCATGACCGGCGCCGAAGTGCTGGAAACCGTCGACTGGGCCGGCCGCCACATCCCGATCGTGCCGGTCTACGGCGAGGAGATCCATGTGGATGGACGCCGGCGGCTGCGTGGCCTGGTGCGCGACGCCAAAGATCCGCAGCGGATGTTCAACTACTGGCGGACGACGTCGACGGAACTGGTGGCGCTGGCGCCCAAGGCGCCGTTCGTCGGCCGCAAGGGCGCGTTCGACACCGATGCGGCCAAGTGGGCGACGGCTAACACCCAGACTCATGCCTACCTGGAATACGACGGGCCGGAACCGCCCCAGCGCCAGAGCTTCGCAGGTCCGCCGGTCGGGGCCATGCAGGAGGCGCTGCACGCCGCCGACGACATGAAAGCGATCATGGGGCTGCACGACGCCAGTCTGGGCGCCCGGTCGAACGAGACGTCCGGACGGGCGATCATGGCGCGCCAGCGGGAAGGGGACGTCTCCACCTTCCACTACATCGACAATCTCTCTCGGGCGATCCGTCATGCCGGCAGAATCCTGATCGACCTGATCCCCAAGGTCTATTCGACTCCAAGGGTGGTGCGGGTGCTGGGCGCGGACGGGGTCGCCAAGCTCACGCCAGTAAATCAGAAGTTCCAGGGCGAGGCGGCGGACGCAGGGGGCCAGGTGCGGAAAATGGAGAAGATCCACGACCTCGCCGTCGGCAAGTATGACCTGAACGTGCGGTCCGGGCCGTCCTTCACCAGCCGACGCGAGGCGGCGGCCACGCAGATGATCGAACTGATCCGCGCCTATCCGCCGGCCGCCCCGGTGATCGGCGACCTGCTGGCGCACAACCTCGACTGGCCCGGCGCGGACGAGATCGCCCAGCGGCTGGGCGCCCTCCTGCCCCCGCAGCTGCGCAGTCCTGCGTCGGAAGTGCAGCAAGCTCAGGCGCAAATTGCGCAGTTCGCCCAGGCTTTGCAGGCGGCTAAGGCGCGGATCGCCGCGCTCGAGCAGGATCGAAGCCATGAGGCCCGGCAGTTGGAGATCAAGGCGTTTGAAGCGCAGACCGACCGCATCAAGGTCATGCGGAGCGTCGCCGATCGCGACAATTCCATGGATGAGGGCGCCGCGCAGAGATGAGCTTCGCGGGGCAAATGTTCGTTATTTGTTCTTGACAAATCCGCGGGAATTTGAGATGATGCATTCAACGTAAGGAGGTGCGCCTCGGCATCGCCGGAGCGCCGGTTCGGGGGGCGCGCATGGAGGAGCAGGCGGAAACGGCTTCGCCGGCGCGGAGATCGCGATGGCGTCGTGCAAGCCGCTTCGGATTTACGCTGCTCGTTGGATTGATCGTAGGCTTCCTGGCCTATCCCGCGATCAGACCCGGTATCGACGTGAAGGTGACGGTCCGTGGGGAGGACGCGGCTCGCGCGGGTGCGACGTCGATTCTCATCCATAGCCCCGAGCAGTCCGTGCGCATTTCCTGCGACGCGAGCTGCCCTGACGTGGTGCAGACGCTGCGAACGAGGGAGGGACTCGTCGGTGTCGATATCCGCGGAAAGACGGGGGCCTGTCTCCTCTGCTCAAACGCTTATGTGACAAGTGGGATGTCCAACAGCTTGCTCGTTTCAGGCACGGATGAGCTCAGGTTGTCTGGAGGCGACGCCGGGCCTGCCCAGAAATCGGCGACGAAATAGAGTTAATAACGTAATTTATCGAAGCTTTGATTTGCGGCGCTCCCGGCGCTCTCAGCTTCAATGTCGGACGAGGCGAAGGCCGGCGTCCTTGCGTGAATTTCCCCTTTCGATGAGGTGAAGTCGTGAGTGGCTCATCAAACGCGAGCGCGGCAGATGCGCAGCGTGTGCTGGATATTGCGCGGCAAAAGGCCGGCCGGCAGGCCGTGCAGAACGCTCGCTCCCTGGTCGCCCAACAACGTCGATCGGACGTCACCGTCCAGCAGCGCGCCAGACGCTGGTGGGATCTGCCGGCCAAGTACGAGGTCGCCAACGCAATCGCGGACGAGGAGATGGCGCGACATGTGGGACACCACAATGATCACGGCGACGCTCTGCGCCACGCCGAGTGGTCCAGGCGGATGGCCGACGAGGTCGGTCCCACGTTCTCAATGGCCGCAGGCATAGCCCATGAAATCGAAGGCGCCTCCAGAGGACAGCCGCTGTCGGAGGCGGTCATGGACCTGAACAACAATATCGAAGGCGTCACCGCGGCGAACCAGAACCGTCGCATCGACCAGGCGAACCTGCAGGACAGGCCAATATCGATGCGCGGCGCCATGGTCGACGGACAGAACCGCTATGACGACGCCTCGCCGAATCGAACGGAGTATCCGTCGAGGCCGTACGGAACCTGGGGCAGCGCCCGGAACGGATACAAGGACGGCCCGCCGCGACGTTCGGGAGCCGACCGTTACCCTGCCTACTAACCTGAACCGGCGCCCTGGGCCCTGCCGACGCCGAGCGTCGGAGCGGGAGCGTGGCGTGCGCCAAGCCTTGCGACCGCCATTCCGAAGGTCCCTGCGTGCGCGTCAGAGCGCCCTTGTCGAGGAAAACCATGCGATATGAAGACAGCGCCGAGTACGGCGGACAACAGGATCAGGCCGCCGAGGCCGGGCCGGACGACTTTGAAGACGCCGTCGAGGTCGAGCACCAAGGGCAGATCTATGCCGTGCCCGCCGCCCTACAGGAGGTGCTCCGGGCCGGCGCTGACGTAGACCAGCGCGAGAAGGCGCTCGCCGAGCATGCGCGCGGCGTAAGCATGCGCCAGCGCGCGCTCGCCGAGGCCGAGAGCCTGGCCGAGCAAGGGCTTGCGGATCGTGCACAGCTGCACGTCCTAGACCTGCAGCTAGCCGCCTTCGCCGAGATCGATTGGCGCAGTCTCGAGGCGGAAGATCCCGAGCGGGCCGCCGCGCTCTGGAAATATTTCCAGCAGTCGCGGGCCGTCCGCGCGGAGTTCGCCCACGCCATCGCCCAAACGCATGACCAGCGCCGCCTTAGAGGTGAGCGGGAGCGCGCCGAAATGATGGCCGAGGCTGGCCAGGTGCTCAGCCGCGAGATCGAAGGCTGGTCGCCGGACGTGGCCAAGAAACTGGTGGAATACGCCGCGGCTTTTGGCGTGACGATCGACGAGCTGCGCGAGGTGGCTGACCATCGCCTCTGGCGGATCCTGCATAAAGCCTACCAGGGGGACGAGCAGTCGAAACAGCAGGCGGCGTCCGCGGCGACCGAGAGGGCGCAAGCGGTCCGGCCAGCCGTCGTCGTGGCCGGCGCCGCAGCCAGGAGCGGAGGCGTGCGCGACGAGCTTGGGACCGGAGAATGGATGCGTCGGCGGAACGCCCAGGCCGCCAGCGCTTACGCGCGCTAGGGTAGATGTTCCCGATATGTTCTTGACGCGTCGCTTGACGTCCGCCAAGCTTGACCCTGACGGCAGTTGGAGATGTCCGTGAAACGCGAACCCGGCGCCTTTGCTCTTGGAAATCTGGTGGACGAGATCACCCGTCGGAACGCCACGGCGTTGGTGACCGGACCGCTCGCATCTGGCCCGACGGCATCGGAACTCGCCGGTGGCGGAAGCAGCGTCAATGAAGATTTCGAGATCGCCTTGGGCCCGGCGGGCCGAGCCGCGGTGGAGTTGGGTTTGAAACTCAACCCCGGCGTCAACAGACGTATCAACACGACGCTTTCCGAGTTCGCCGGCCGTCCGTTGCGGCCAGGCGAACTCAACGAACTGCGGGACCGGGTGCTCGACGCCGCTGAGAAGAGCGATGTCGACGCTTTGCGCGGCGTCTATCTCGTCGGCGAGAAGCCACCTGTGTACATGACGCCCAGCCAAAAAGCGGTGACCGACAAGCTGGTTGGAACACTGGGTTCCGATCCTCTCGGTCGCGAGGTCCAGGGGTCGTATGGGCGCGCGGTGGAGGAAGGGCGCATTCGCATCATTCAGCCAAAGCCCAAGGCAACCAGATAGAACTATGTCATGGTGGATCGAGCAGAGGGCGCGATGCTAAGGTCATCTTGGGACGCTGTTCGCCGACCTCGATTACCAAGGTGGGTACTGCTTATACCTATCGCATTGGCTTTCTTGTCGGCCATTTCCTCATTTTTTGTTCGAGATCTCTGTGACGGTTGTTACAAGATCGACAACATATCCGGTATGGGCGCCGATATGCTCCCAAACACGATATTGTGGCCTATGCTGCGGATCACCGAAAATACCGGCATTCACATCCTCACCATTACGATATTGAATATTCTGGTGATATTGGCGGGCTGGCGATGGGCGCCGCATCGCTTAAGCATACTTTGTCTAGCCGTCGGATTACTTGTATGGCAGTTGGCGTCCTTCGTTGCGTTAGGTGTAGGCATGTTAATCCTTTTCATCTGATTGCAACCCACGCAGTTGTTCCTGCGATATGTTTCAGCTTTCTGCCAGGAATGACGTTCCGATCCGCTGATCCTAAATCGTTCTAAGCGCCCGCCCCTGAGGGCGTCGGCGAGGCGGTCGCTTTCGCGCTGCTCAAGACACTGAAACTCACTTCCCTCAGCGACGGCGCCGAAGGGCGCCGCGTCGCCAACTCCCAAAGCACCCGCGCCGTCCCTGCGACGCCGCGTGCGGTCGCACGTCCGCAAGAAAGGACCTTGAAGGCTTATGCCCAACACGATTCTCACCGCCACGGCCGTGACGCGCGAAGCGTTGCGCGTGCTGCACCAGAAGCTGAACTTCGTCGGCTCGATCACCCGCGAGTACGATGAAAGCTTCGCCCGGCAGGGCGCCAAGGTTGGCGACACCCTGAAGGTGCGCCTGCCGAACCAATACGTCGTGCGTTCGGGCGCGACCCTAGCCGCGCAGGACACGACGGAATCGAGCGTCGACCTCAAGGTGCAGACCCAGAAGGGCGTCGACCTGAACTTTACGTCCGTGGACCTGACGATGTCGCTCGACGACTTCTCGGAACGGGTGATCGAACCGGCCATGAGCGTGCTGGCGGCGACGATCGAGGCGGACGCCATGAACATGTACAAGGACGTCTACAACCAGGTGAACAACCAAGGTTCGCCGGCGACCTTCGCGAAGATCCTGCAGGGCCGGAAGATCCTGGTGGACAATCTGGCGCCGCTGGCCAGCCGTACGGCGAACCTCAACACCCAGGACAACGTCGATCTCGTCGACGCGCTGAAGGGCCTGTTCAACGATCGGGCGACGATCGCGAAGCAGCACCGGGAGGGCTTTATGGGCCGCACGGCGGGGTTCGACTTCATGGAGAACACCCTGTGGCCGTCGCACGCGCGCAGCGCCGCCAACGGCGCTTACCTGGTGAACGGCGCTAGCCAGGCAGGCGCCACCCTGACCGTGGACACCGGCGCCAATGCACCCGCGGCGGGCGATGTCTTCACCATCGCCGGCGTCTTCCGTGTGCACCCCGAGACCAAGCAGTCGACCGGCATCCTGCAGCAGTTCGTGGTCGGGACGGGCGCAACGATCACCTCCTGGCCGATCTCGCCAGCGATCGTGACCAGCGGCGCGTTGCAGAACGTGTCGGGCGCACCGGCAGACAACGCGGCGATCACTGTCGCCGGTACGGCCTCGACGAACCACGGCATCTCGATGGCCTATCACAAGAGCGCGTTCGCCTTCGCCACGGCGGACATGGTGATGCCGCGCGGCGTGGACTTCGCCGCCCGCGAGGTGTTCGACGGCGTTTCGATGCGGATCGTGCGCCAGTACGACATCAACAACGACAAGTTCCCATGCCGCCTCGACGTTCTCTACGGCTACAAGTCGTTGCGGCCGCAACTCGCCTGTCGACTCGCCAACAACTGATCGCGACTTCGCCAGAGCCGGATCGCGGCGGCGCGTCCCCGACGCGCCGCCAACGCCGACAATTTCCATATCTGCGGAGCCGTACACGTGGCGATCAGCACCTATGCCGACCTGACGGCGGTTATTTCCGATTGGGTCGAACGCGGCGACCTGGCGACTCGCATCCCGACCTTCATCGCCGCCGCCGAGGCGAAGGTGAACCGCTGGCTGCGCGACCGCAAAACCGAGGCGCAAGACACGGCGAGCGTCGACACGGCGCTGACAGCGCTGCCGGATAGTTTCGCTGAGGCCATCACCGTGCAGATCCGCCCAAATGACGCGGAGCCTTATGCACGGCTCGACCCGGCGCCCGCGGACGTGGTCGCTGGCTTAGACACCGCGGCCGGACGCCCGAGGATCTACGCGATCCTCGGCGACCAGCTGATGCTGCATCCGCCGCCCGACGGTCCGCACACGGTGCTGCTGACCTATTTCACCAAGCTCCCGGCGCTGTCGGACGCCAACCCCACGAACTGGCTGCTGGCTGAGGCGCCGGACGTTTACCTCGACGGCGCGCTCGCGAGCTTCCACGAGTTCGATCAGAACTGGGAAGCGGCCGGGCGCTACCTCCAGAAGTTCGAGGGCGGGCTGGCGGAATTGCGCGCCGCACGACGACGGCCGGCTGGCAAACTTCGCGTCGAAGCCGGCCTCATGACCCGCGCCGCCTATGACATTCTCCGGGATTGCTAGGAGCGCACGAATGTCCAACAGCTCCATAGAGATCATCGGGTCGAACCCGACCGGCGCGGACGTGGCGGTCGACCTGATCGACGGCAAAGCATTCCAACGGATCAAGGTGGCGATCGGCGGCGAAGGCGCCGCTGATGACGTCTCGCTCTCCAATCCCATGCCGATTGGCGACGCCGGCGGATCCATCACCGTCGATGGGACCGTCGCGATATCCGGCGCCGTGCAAGTCGCCGACGGCGGCGGCTCGTTGACCGTCGATGGAACGGTCACGGCGAACCTCGGCGCGCTGAACGGGGCGGCCTCGGCCGCAAACCAGGCGGCGGTGACGGGCTCGAAGGCGCCGGGGGCCGCCGCAGCCAGCAGCCAACTCGGCGGCGGCGTGTACGCC